TTTTTTTCTCTTAGGTATCCTTTTACTATACTTTTTAGCGTGACGTCCAGCTCTTTTTTTATGTTTGCGTTTGACGTGGGTATATCCATATCTTGGCTTACCCATTTTCGTCGCTACGATTAATTAATGCATAGGATACCACACCCTTAGCTACATTAGCCGTGGCTGCACACCCTATCTTTAAAGCATCGCTTTCTTCCAAAATTAAAACACCAGCTGCTATGTTTGTAGTACTTCCTGCTGCCAATGATTCAGTACTAATTTGGTAAGTCGTTGTAGCTGAATCATCATAAAATTTAGACTGTACAATAATAGCTGCCGTTGAAGTGTTAGCGAGTTGAACATTTTGAATAATAGCTCGAGAGCCTGTATCCATTGTCAAACACGTAGTCATGTTGGTAGTGGTTAAATTAAACCCTGCATTTTTATATTGTATACTCATAATAGAAAAAAGTTTAAAGCTTCCGATTCATTTTTTAAATCCTTCTGATAGGAAGTATTTAATTGGTTTTTAAAAGTTGTTAAAGCGTCTTGAAGCTGTCGTGAATTAGAAACATCATACTCTTCACTAGGTTCAGGAATGTTTACAGTAATTTTAGCCATTAACGCATCCCGTCCGGTCTTGAATCGAATCTGAATAGACCATATCGCCAAGTGCCATTTAACTCATCAGCCGAAACTTTAAAACTAGCTAAACGACTCCGTGCTCGTGTCCACACTTGCTGGGTAGATGTAGATACAGTAAAAGGTCCTAACGGAGAGCCTGTAGCTGTATCATTTGGAAACCTGCGCAAGTAAATAGTTACATTGGCAGTTCCATTAAGATTTTTAAAGTCAGGAATAAATCTTCTGACACTCATATAATATTGACCGTCTCCATCTACATCCAAATCAAAGTCTCCTGATTTAATAGAAGAAGAAATAGCCGTGGTTACTGTACCTGTAGTAAAGCTACGGATCTGGTTGGTTCCTGTTTCTTGTTCATATAAAATACTACGTCCATTACTTACTCCATTAATAGTAGGAAAATCTGGGGGGTTGGCTTCGTCTAATTGAGTTGCAAAAGGTAAATCAAAAATATCTGCATTCGCCCAGCTTGTTCTATCTAAAGTTCCTGTTGTCCAAACCTGTTCTAAATAATTATAAGTTACTGTTCGATCAATTTGACTCGATGAATTTTGAGGATAGAACCAAGAGACTTCATTAAATAAAGCATTGTGGCCTGCCTCTACTAATTCGCTTCCTGTATCATAATTAACTCCTAAGTTATTTCCCTGAGTCGTGAATACAAAATCTTCTACCAAGCAAGGAACAGTTTTAACAGAGCCATCAAACATAAAAAATCCACCAGTGGCTCCCATCCAAAAGACTACTCCATTGGCATATACAATAGAGTGCTGACCAATTGCTCCACAATCTGACCCCACCTGTCTTACACTAAAAGTAAAAGGTGGTCCTACATATTGCATTATGTAAGCTGCCGTGTCTGTTAAAATTAATATATAATCTTTACCTTGTACAGCTCCTACAATTTTATTGCCTTGATCCAGATACATCGTTCCTGCAGTGTTAGTAGAAGTAGGAACATAATCTGTTTCATCTTCTTGATCCGAGAAGCGAATATACATTCTGTCTTGAGTTGTAGCAGTTCCAATAGTTGTTTCAGTACCTAATTGAATCAAATGTCTATCTCTATCAGATACAATAGACATTACGGATTTAGTAGGGTTTCCTGCAGCAATAACTGCCCGTCTGGTTAAAGGACTAGCAAGACCTGGATCCCAAATAAAAGTTTTACCATTATGAATTGTAGCAATTAATTTTTCTCCAAAATTATCTAGAGACCAAGAACCAGGATCTAAAATAATTTGAGAGCTTGTTCTCGCTGTACCCCAGGTAGATGCACCATAAGTTGATGTACCCCATCCGTATTGAAAAGTTTGATTGATTGGGCCGACAACTTCATAAGGCTCAACATCTGTTCCAGTTCCAGCCGAAGCTCCACCCCCTGTTTCGGTGGACGTCATTACCACATTAAAACTATTGGCGCTTGCTGCTTGAATTTCAAAAGTATTAGTCGTAAATTCGGCAGTCGTAAAACTACAACCCGCCGGTATAGTAACATTATCAAATATTAATAAAGCTCCTTTGTCTAATCCATGTGAAGTTTTACCAATAGTTACGGTACTTGATCCTGTTGTTGAAGTTATTGAGCATGTAGCTACAGTAGAAGCTAGTGGAGTAACATCATAAAAAGCATCTCCACTGTAGAGGGCTAACATTTTATTAGTTCCTACAACGGCATACTTAGTGGCATCTACAGCTGTCCAAGTAGTAAGCGCTCGTCCAGCACCTACGAGAGTATTCTGAGTTTTTTGGTTCCAGCCTCCAATCTTTTCAGGAGATTGATAACGAAAACGTACATTATCTCCATCCACCCATTCTCCCTCTGCTTGAGAAGCCGTGGCTTGTTTATTAAATCCTGGTTTTAGTGCTACCTTCTGTAAAGACATATTGAGTATATTCTATCGGCCTATTATATCATTCGTCGAAGGGGGTGCAAAGACGTTAATAAGTTTAAAATCTAAGTTCCCTGATATTGTAACCTGATCAGAATTTTTAAGAACCATGTGTTCTATATAAGAAGGAAATACAATAATCTGACCTTTTCGAACCTGAGGGATAAATTCTCTTAAAACAAAATCGGCTTTAGCTGCGTCTATTAAATACTTAGCAGGATTATAAAAAACGGTATGAGGGTTCTTTACTTTTTCATAAATAATAAAAGAGAATTGGGACTCCATATGAACATGGGGTTCTTGATAATCTTGATTTATATATTTGTTTCTCCAAATCCTAGCCAGTTTAAGATTAAAGTTTCGGTATTTTTCTTTTAAAAGTTCAGCGATAGTATTGGTTATATATTTAGCACTTTCAGGATCTAAATGATTCTTAGTATTAAAGGAACTAGGAGTCTTTGAAGAGAAAGCTTGCCCCACCTCTGATGTAAGTTTAATTTTTTTTAAATCAATATTCCCGATGAAAACAGGGACTGAAAATAATTCTAGGTTCATTGTGATGCCTTCAAATTGGGTGGAATTCCATTTCTCGTAGTAGGTATGCCGAGATGAATACGACCATCGTAGAGTCGGCCACCTTTCTTCTTATTATAATGTAGAAAGACTTGATTACAGTATCGACCTTTAAACACCTCTCTCCAATGAAGTAATTTGTTTCCTCGATAAATCACCATATCTCCAGGTTTTGGATCTACCCTTACTTTCTTTTTGTTAACTAAGAAATAAATAGGCCACACATCTCCTCCGATATTAAGAGTTATGGATACTTCACAGGCCTTTCTGTCCTTATGTTTTTTAAGTTCTTGTCCAGTCGAATAGGAACGTGCATAAGAATAAGTGGGAATTAATTCTGTGCTGGTTGCTTTGCTTATAAGAGGTGTTATTTTTTGAAGTAAAACATCAAAAGCCGAATCTCCATAAATAGAAAAGGCACCAGGAACCTGCAGATCATTAAGAGTTCCTAGATCCCTAGAGTCGGGAAAGATATAGCCTGCTTCAGACATTGTTTTATAAACTTCTTTTTTTAATGAAAGATAATCAGATAAAAATTCACAAAGCTCTTGAGATACTATTCCTCGTATAATTCTGTAATCAATTAATTTCATTCATTCCTTTTTTACAGAAAGAATAATAACCTGTTATTATACATCTTTCTTTTTTAAAATCAGGTTGACCTTTATGGGTGTGTGTAAAATAAGCAGGAAAAAGACAAGCTCTACCAGCCTTACTTTTTATAACTTTTTTATCACGAAAAAATTCAGTTCCACATTCGTGTTCTGTTAAATAAACTTGTAAACTTAAAACTCTAATTGGATTTGTTAAACTTACTTCTGAATGAAAATGTTTAAAACTTTGCCCCTTTTTAAAAAGTTTAAATCTTAAAGTTGCCAGAGCCCACAAAGAAGGTGTCATATCTGCTTCGGGATAAGTTTTTGTGTAAAGCTTAATTAACTTTGAAAATTTATCTAAAAATTTAAATCCTTGAAGTATTATATCATTGTACAAGTAACCAGTTTGTTTCTCCAATTTTAAATTGATTTTATAAGTTTTTAAAATATCCTTACATTCTTTTTTAGTAAAAAAATTATCTACCGTTAATACAAAATTCTTATTCATTAATACGGCTTAAAACTATACCAGCCCGTAGCAATATATTTAGTTTCAGTCGGGGAGGGAATTCCTCTATGAGTAAAAGTCCAATCGGATCCCCAGATTAAAGTCAATCCAGTTTCAGGTTTAAATTTTAATTTCTGATGATAAAATTCTGTTTCTCCCTCATCTTTAACATCATTAAGATAAGTCATAAAAACTAAATGTCGATGAACTGTCAATCCTCCTGTTCTTTCAAAATGAGTTGTAAAATATCCTTCCTTAGGATTATATTTTTGTATGTTCCAATCTTCAACAATTCCCCATGCTGCATGTTGTTGATTACAGTATTTATATTTCTTTTTATATTCGGTCAGAGCTTTACCTAACTGTTCATAGTACAGACAAATTGCTAGATCCTGATTTTCTACAGCAATCCGAGCGTCGGTAGATAATTTTTTTCTTATATCAATTCCACGCTTTCCATCTTTTAACCCTAAAGCTCCTCGTGTTTTATGAGGAAGCTTTTCAAAATATTTTATTAAATTAGTACAGACTTTTTTATCGATGTACCAACCTCCTATAAAATTATTTTTTTTATTAACTTTGTGTTCTTTCATTTAAAGTTTTCTAAACCTTTCTTATGTCCTACCACGTTTACATTATAATACGTAGCGTTCATATACTCTTTTACACTCTTCTCTGTGTAATTTTTTAAATCTTTCGATGTCATTTCATATTCCTTTTTAATTAATTTTTTATCTACTAAGCCCAGTTCTTTTAATAAAATGATAAAATTAACAGCACTAAATAATTTATAGCCCCCAGGAAAATCTTCGTGTATAGGCAACCTGTGCTTCCATTTATTTAAATTATTTTGTAAAGTTTTTGGTAATTTTAATTTTAATTCTTTCCAAAATTTACTATCTTTTTTCTTAGTTATATAATGTAGCACTACAAAGTCTCTTGTATTTTCAACAATCTCTTTAAACCTTTCGTTGTATAAATCTGTATCGGTTGGTTTATAGTTTATTAGAAGGTGTATTAATAAAAAAGCTTGTTGTATGGAGGTTCCAATAGAAGAAGCCTCTAGGGGTTCTATAAAACTTGAGCTTAATCCAATGGCTACGCAGTTACCAATCCATGCTTTTTCTAAAGTGCCTGCTTCAAACTTAATATTTTTAGCAATCTTAACTTTGAATCCTAAATATTTTTCGCATTCTTTCTGGGCTTGATTAGCATTAAGATACTTATTATTAAAAACATAACCATTACCCCATCGTCCTTGTGTAGGAATTCTCCACATCCATCCTGCACTCATGGCTTTAGATAAAGTATAGGGAGTATACTCATCAGTATCAGGAGTTGGAAAAGCTATGGCTTCATCCATAGGTAAATATTCTTTATAAGAATTCCATCTACAATTTAATTTAGACATTAATAATTTTTTAAAACCAGTAGAGTCTATATAAAAATCATATTTATATTTTTTACTTTTGCTTTCTAGATAGGTAATATTGTTTTTATGGGTATGTATGTTTGTTATTTTATCTTCTAATATTTTAATACCAACACCCAAACATTTCTTTAATAAGAAGTTATTTAATTTAAAGGTATTGAAATGAAACTGATTAGGTGCAACATCTGGAATAATTTTATTTATAAAACAATGCCCGTGAGTATATTTTTTAGGAGGTAAATTATTGATAATAGAATAAGCGTATCCACTAAGGTACTGACCCGATTTTATATTGCCCATCGGCGCACCTATGTTGTGAAAATAGGGATGCTTAGTCCATCCTTCAAACATGATTCCGTATTTAAAAGTGGCATCGGTTTCTTTAAGCAGTTCTTTTAATGAAATATTACAAAACGCCATAAACTCTTTCCACTGTTCGGTACTTCCTTCACCGACACCGACAATTCCAATATCATCTGATTTTACTACATCGATCTGTAGCTTTGAAAACTTGTTCTTGATGATTAATGCAGCTATTAATCCTGCCGTGCCTCCTCCAACAATTAATATTTTTTTCATATTCTTAATGGAATCACATGTTTGTTATCTAAAAATTCCTCAGTTCTTATGAATTCTTTTTTAAAAAAGATATCACAAGCAATAGTTATTCTAGGCTGCTCTCCTTCATGTTTATCGCTATAATGTTTTATAAATGAAGGAAATAAACATAACTGACCTATTTCATTGTTAACATTTAAAGTATTGGTTTCGCCAATATCTTTATAAAAAGTGATAGTGTTAGATACATTGACGCAAAAATTTCCTGATAGAAAAGATGCGTGCCCATTGGCTAAATTATAATGTGAGTGTTCACTTATATGTTCTCCTTTTCTTAATACATTAAACCAGCATATAATCCATAGGTCGCTTATGTCTGTGATATTAAATCTTAAAAGTAACTGTTTAACATTGGATTTAATAAAATTTTTTATAAGAGTAAGTTCCTTAGAAGGCTTGGGAAGAGAAAAAAGATTATAGAATGTACCCCGAGCCGTAACAGAGTTAGGCAGATCAACGCTACCATCATACCTGGGCGGATATTTTTTAATTAACTCTTTTTCTTTTTTTAAAAAAAACCGGGTAGCTTTTTGATGGTCAAACTTTAATTTAGATTTCCAAAACCAATAATCTTTATTTAATCCTAAAGGACTTCGTAGCTCACTACCATATGTAATGTTAAGGAGCATAATTATTTTTCTTCTAGTTGATAAACCAGTACGATTCTTTTTTCATTACAAAATCTACTGATAGGAACAGCACTATGATGAATATGTGAATCATAACAAACTCCTGTATTAGGATAAGGAATACTTCCTCCCCTCACCTTAAGTCCGTCGGATGAATAAAATAAAGTTTCTCCATGCCAATTTACATCCCATCTCTTTGTGCAATAAAAGATAAAAGTTTTATTTTTTTTACCTGGGGTATCCCTGTCGGTATGGGCTCTTATTTCATCTCCAAACCTATAATAATTAAAGTATAAATTATGGGGCAAATATTCACATTTATAGTGATCTTGTATTTTTTTTAATATGGTTTTTAATATTTTTTCTTTAGGCGTGACT